AACTAAACCAGGTTTAGCTTCTGTTAAATAGTATTCTTTCGTAAAATATGAGTTATCTATAATCATTTAAGGTGTATTAATTTTATTTTTCTTTTGAAGTATCTGTTTTTTTGTAATCGTTAACTTCTAAATCTCCTTCAGTTCTTACTGTCACAGGAGTATCTTTTAGGATTTCAACAATTTTATGAGCAGACAATGCTTCAGCAGTTGTAACGTGGTAACTTCTTTCGGTTCCTTTTTTTACTTGACCGTGGTCCTTTAGAAACTTAACTTGTTTCATGTGAGATGTTTTCGGCTTTTTTAATTCAGTTTTTTCTAATTGTGACATTTTTTAATAATTTTATAAGATTAAAACCATGCCTTACTAAATTTCAGGCATGGTATTATTTAATTTTTAAGCAACAGGTTTTGTGATAGCTGTTTTGATAACAGAAATATCATCATACAAAAATGCTTGCTCGTCCAATTTCTTAACGTAAGAAAAGAATCTTGATTCCCCTAACATTGTAAATTCGTTTGTAATAAATTGGTCGTTTATTAACCCGATTCTAATAGAGAAAGGAATGTAGTTAGAGATATGGAATTTCTTCATATCTGCTATAAATAATTTACCTGCAGGCATTTTAACCCAAGGCATAATTGTATTACCTCCGATTGTAACTGTTTTCAAAAGTCCTGCTTGAGGATATAATGCTAAACCGTTTTCATCCTTTGCACTCACTAACTCGATGTAGTAATCGTAAGGATTCATAAGAGTAATATTTGCTTCGTACGCTGCTTCGTCAGTGTAGTTTCTTGTCATATAGATGTCAGTAACACCCGCATTAACAACGTCTAAGAAATTAGGTTTATCAACACCTAAAGCCATTGGACCTGCAACGAAAGAACGTCCGTATAAAGTAGCTCCTTTTGGATTAGAACCAACACCATCTCCAAAAAAGATTTGGTCAACTTTCTTTAAATCATGCTTCTTTCTAAGGTACTCCTCAGCAACAGTCATTAAACGAGAAATATCCGTCATTGCTTCCTCTGTAAGGATAACGTAACCCGCAACTTTTCTTGGTTTTTCAAAACGATTAATCCAAGTGAAGTCTAATTGTTGTTTTGTAGCTCCCTCCGCTAAGAAAGTAAAATCACCATCCTTAGGTAGTAAGTCAGTGTATTTGTGCGAGTCTTGATCTGTTTCTGTTACAGAACAAAGAGAAAGCATTGCGTTATCATTTCTGAAATTCCAATTACCTAACTCTGTACTTCTATTAACAGGAGCAGCAGTTTCGTTTGACCCGTTTTCAGTAGTGATATTTCCAACAGCTTTAACAACAAACTCAATTGTTCCGCTTTTAGTTGTTTTGATTTCACTTAACTTTTCCTTGTTATCTACTAAGAAATCCTTAAATTGAGATAAAGTGGTTTTGATTGCTTTTTCGCGAACCATACCTTGGAATTTCTCAATTAACTTAGCTTGCTTTTTTACTGTTTTAGTAAGTGTTACAAGCTCTTCTTTTGAAGCACTTCCTGCTCTTGCGTCAGCTAAGTCTTCGTTAGCTTGCTTTAGCTTTTTCTCTAAAGACACAAAATACTTTTCAGTCTTAGATTTTTTTGTTTTTTTGTTTTTGTCCATTTCTAGATTTTTAACGTTAATATTCTTTTTGGAATTTTGTCCCGAGGGTGTAAATGTACGTAAAATATTTAGTCTAAACTAATTATTTTTTAAATCTTTTTAAAGCTCTTTCAAAGTCGCTTTTTTTACTCTTTTTCTTTTTCTTTTTGCTCTTAGGAATTGAAGTTGATAGTGTAGGTGTAGCATAGTTACTTCCGGCAGGTACAGAACTTCCTTCAATTACTTGAGCTTTCAAGACACCCCAAAAATAACCATCCTTTACAACTTCTTCTTTATTAGCTATTCTGTCGATGTACTTGTCAAACTTTTTCTTGTTTTCCTTGTAATCTTCTTCTTCGCTATCTATAGCTAAAAAAACCTTTTCGTAAACCATACCTACTGAATGATTTTTAACCCATCCTTTAGAATAATTTTTAAACATTTCAGGATTTCTTTCCTTTCTAATTTTAGACTCAAAGATTAAGGCTTCCGTTTTTCCTTCAAAGTTAAAACCTAGCTCTTGCCAAGTCATTTCTTTTGTTTTGACATTTAAGTCATCTCCGTCAGAAATAATCATATTAAACTTAGTAGAATTATGCTCTTGTAAGTGCATAATAGAAGTTGATTTAATTGATTCTTTAGCCCACCCATCAAAGTGAACGTCCTTGTGACTATCTCTGATATTTGTAGTGCTAATAACAACTTCAGCATCTAAAACACCTGGTTCAGCTTGTTTTGTAGTAGCGCTTTTCTTTGAGCGTTTCTTTTCCTTTACTTTTAATACAGGTAGGTTAAGATTTAACTTAGCTCTCTTTACTTTCGATTTTTTCTGCTTAATAATTGCTTTTTCATTTTTCTTTAAAAAAGCAAATTTCTCAGATTTTTTCTTAAATTCCGGGATTTTGATTGCCATCTTCTATTTTTTGATTAATTGATTGTTTTTTATCTTTTCTACTTTTTCTTTTATTTCTTTTTTGCTTGGAGCGTTTTTTGTCGGAGTTAGTTTCTTTTTTGTCATTTTTTAATGGTTTTAATTTAGTTCCTTTAGGAAAATCAGTCATTTCAATACAAAGTTCGTCGTCTATACCTGCTTTTCTTAGTGAGTCTAATGCTTTAGCTTGCTCTTGAACAGCTTTATATCTTTCTATCCTAACAAACTGCATCACAGGTAAATGCTCGTAGCTTCCGATAAGTTTGTAGTTTGAATCAGGGTCTAGGCATTTCATTAACTTTAAGCAAGTTGAATCCATCTTAGATTGAGTGTCGTTTTGTATATACGAAACCATTGACTCCTTGAAGTTGTTGTAAGTTGTTTTCTTTGCTTCTAAAGATAAAATGTCCTTAGGGATATGTAGAGCTGTATAAATAAGATTTCCATCTACTTTAACAGATTCATCTAAGCCTAAATCTCTTAAAGCAATGTGAAGTGACTTCCAATTAAGCTTCCCTCTTGTAATAAGAGCTCTTAATCTGTTTTTAGCTAATCCATAATTCTTAGAGAAAAAGTTTTCTGCTGTAAATTTCTCTTGAGGACTCATTTGACTTGTACCTGTTTCTCCTGTTACAAGTTCTTTTCCATTAGTCTTTAAGATTATGTTTTTAGCAACTAAACTGTCGTGAGTATTTACTAAAGTTTGTTTTAAACCATCAAGCCTTGAGAATACTTCTACTCTATTTGTTGTTAGTCCGTTTGGTAAGTCGTAGAATATTACAATATCCTTTAAAGGAATCTTTTTTTCGTTACCACCCGGCATACTATATACAACTGTTTCTTTTGTATCGCTGAAATCGTAGAATGGGTCGTTTTTAATAGCGTCCGGCCACTTAATTTTAGACTGTTCTAAAATATGCATTTCAGAAGGGTTGTCAAAACCAGGTAACACGCGTTTCCATATGACACATTTACCCTCAGCAACTTCATTAAAAATAAGAGCTTCAAAGAAATCAGATTTCGTTTGATAGGAGTTAGGATTGTCTAATAAGTCTAAAATCCAATGATTCTTAACTTTTTCAGACGTACTCTTTCTTTCCATGTGAAATCTGCCGGAAGAATATAGCTGCGAAATAAACAACAAGGCGGGTGTGAGTATAGGGTGTTGTTGCGCTATTTTTAAATTAGAGGAATCTTCCGACCAATTACCTGTAGAGTCCACAAAGTAATTGTGATTTCCTTTTCTGTCTCTTTCGTAAATTTTATTTCCTAAGTTGTTGTACCAAGCCATTGTCTAAAAGTATCTTTAGCACAAATATACAACAAATTTTTTATCTATAATTGGATATTTAGGTATTCTATTAAATACGTTATAATATACCTTAGAGAATCCATATAGTGGTCATTTTTCTTTAAAGGAGTGTCTTTAGAAACGTTATTTTTATCCATTTCCCAAGAATATTCATCGTATTCCTTTTTAAACGCCTCCGTAAAAGCTACATACATTTGAAATTTCTGCATAGACGAAATCCCTAAATCAACACTACCCGAACCCTTTATAGCTTTATCTGCCCAATATCCGGCATCTTGTAAAGCTGTAATATAAGACTCTTTTGCTGAATCCCCGATAAGAAGCGAGTTATTTTTCATGATATCAGGACACTCCATTCTTAAGAATGTAGCTACATTATCCTGAATGTCTTGTAAAGGCTTATACAGTCTTGGTTTTACGTAAAAAGAACCATCTCCATCGTATTTTACTTCTACAACAGCAGTTGGTACAGATGTTCCAAAGTCAATTCCAAAATATGAAGTATATTCGGTTTTACTATCAAATTCTTCGTCTGTTATAGCGTGCCATCCTTTGTATATTTTGTTAGGTTTCTCTGCTCCAAGTCCAAGTCCGTAAACTAACCACATATATGAGTTAGCAGTATTTTTCTTCACGTTTACTTCGTGTGGAGGAGGTTGGTTTTGCTCTGTTATAGGTTTTCCTTTATAATGTACTTCAGCTCCAACGATTTCATATGTCCCACGCTTCCATGGTTCGTAAGAAAGTAAACGTCTTTGGATATTTACCGGGCAAAACTTGTTATTTCTGAAGTCAGAGTGGATAAACGTAGATTCGTCGTCAAATCTGTAAGATTCTAGCCAGAATGTTTTAGATGGATTGTAATCACATAAAATTCTTTCACTTGTTCTTTGAGCAATCTGCAAATACACTTCGTAATTGAATTCAGTTACCTCATTAAAGAAAGATATAGTTTGCTGACTACCTAAAACCTTTCCAACGTCGTCAGCTCCTTCGAAAATTATTTTAGAACCCGTTTTAGAGTATGTGAAAGACGCTTTTTGCTTATTCTCAACAATATCTCGAGCAACCACAGGATGTGAGCGCAATATTGTGTAAAAATCCTCCATTACGTTTGCTTTACACTCAACTTTTGTAGCTCTCCAAACAGTAATTTTTATGTTTTTACGAGTAACCATTTCAGTTAACAGCATCTGAAGAATAGAATAAGTTTTGGACGACCTTGAGCCGCCCATACTTACTACTTGATTGTAACGAAAAGTAGAAGGGATACCAATTATCCCTTCTTCCTCATACTTCTTTTTTCTTTGCTCGAATTCTGCATCACTTAACTTGTCATGGTACTTTACCCACGTTCTGTCAAATGTTTCTGTTGCGTTTAATACCATTTATCCTAATATTTCTTGAATTAAATCCTTAAACTCACCTAAACTCCTTACTACATAATAATTGAAGTTGTGGTGTTCAACTAATTTCTGCCAAGCTACTTGTTTTGCAGACTGACGTCCGTTTTCTGTTTTTAACTCAATGCAGTGAATTGTTCCGTCATTCATGAAAAGTAAGTCAGCTACGCCTGCAACTACTCCAATTTTCTTGAATTTCATTGCTTCTATAACGTTTCTACTTCCTCCATTAGGAACATGAAACAATAATCCTCTTAAATGTGGATATGTATTGTGAAACCAGATGTAGCATAGTTGTTGAATTGCGTCTTCTGATAGGTATGGTTGTTTTTTGGGTTTAGCTGCTTTAATTTTTTCTTGATTTTCTTTTATAATTCTAAGTTGATTGCCTTCGTCTATTTGTTCTTTTGCCATCTTATTTTCCTATTAAATTTATCTTACAAGTCCAAGTATTAAGGTTTTTAGTGAAATCTTCGCCAATATAACCAACATCTAAATTAATAGTAGATTTTTTGTACTCATCTATTTTTAATTTATAGTTTTTCGCTAAAGACCTTTTCGTTGTTTCTTTTAAATCATTTAAAAATTCATAATCAACTATTATATTTCTATTTATTTTTGAATACAAATAAAAACCAACAATCCCGCGACGGAGATTGTTTTTAGTTCTTATGAATTGTAAGTTTCTTTGTTTTCTATTCATCTTATTTCTTTAAATTAGTTATCCACAAATAAACCAAAGCTATTCTTGT